GGCACGAGCAAGTTCATACACACTAACGTCGTGATAAGAAATGCTATCAGACTTGCCATCACAATACCAACTAAATTGGCACCTGTGGCGAAGAGGTACCATAGTCCCATTTTGTTTCCACGATGGTCTTTCAGGTCCTTGCTTAACAACCTCACAATATGAATGAGGAAACCGAGAATCAAGAACACGGTTACGAGTGACAAGAGCGACACCAATCATTCCCCTATGTATCTGGTTACGAGCTTCGAAATATATATTATCTGCTAAACACTTTTGCTCAGACTCCGGAGAGTGAATATCACCAGCAATTGCTTCACCACCAAAGGCTGATTTACCGGTAACTAATCCCCCAAGAAAAGCAGTTGCCATGGCGGCAATAAAGACATAACGTTTCATTATGCATTTCCTTCTGCATCTCTGACAAGTGATAGAAGGTTTTTCAATTTACGTAATTCATCTGAAGTTAAACGAGTTATTTGCTTTTGAATATTCTCGTCTGAAAAATCAGTTGCTATGTTCTTAAGAACTGATTCTAAAGTTTTATAATGATAAACATATTCCATTATACTACCCTTCCATTTGCAATTAAGGAAGACATCATCAATCGAGCTTGCTTAAGGCGAGACTCGAGAAGCTTAATAACTTTTTCATTTGGAATTGGGCGAGCAGTTTCTTCCATTAGCCATTCCGGAATAACGCGAAGCATACGCTCGACACTTTCACGCTGTCTGTCAGGTGTTAGTGTATCAATCATTCGCTTATACTCTGCGTTTGAAATTGGCTTACTCATAATATATCTCCTCTTTTCATTTTATAGATATATTATATACTAGTTTTTAGCAAATGTACACAAAAAAGTGCACGAAAGTTTTGTATGAAATCAATAGCTTGTAATTTTTTTTAATCAAGAGTAGAATCAGATCCAGGACTCTGTGTGCACATTTGAGTCCTAGGGCAATGGAAATACTTATCCATAGCTACAGTAAGATCACCTTGCCCTGTCGCACCTCTTTCATATATACACATACGTTCGTCCGATTCAGGGTCGATATATTGTCGTTTTAGCCTACAATTAATAGTATTAGTAGTAGTTGGTGGAACTGCCTTACGTCTACACTCCATAGGTTCTAATCCTAATATTGTTTGTGGCCATCGTAGGGGATTTGTATTCCACAGGGTACAGTGGGTTTTATCTTCGCTACCAGTATAGGTTCGACCTTCTGCGTACGAAGTAGTAGAAGCCAAACAAAGTATTAGAACTAGATATTTAATGGCAAAATTCCTTAATCATCGGAAAGACTGGTTCTAGAACATCAGCACAGGCTCTTGCTAATTCGATGTGTTCTTTCTGCGTACCGTGTCCAGAGCGTAGCTCGATATAATGGATCCAGGACCTGATGGTTCCGTTAACATAGAGTCGAGATTCCATAATACCTTCTGGTAAAACCGAGCGAGCTTGTTCTTTGGCAATACCATTTTCGATTGCCCATTCATATGATTTCTTTGCTGCATTGACGACCTCTGCTTGTTGTTTGTACCAATCTAATTGTAAGTCAGGATCATTAATATCCAAACTATTTTGTCTGTTCTTTGTATCTTGAAGTCGTGCTTCTTTCATCAAGAAGTGTAAGTCTTGAGTTGGATCTGCATATCGCTGAGAAAACTCTTGGAATGAAAAAGATCTATGTCGTAATAGTTGACGAGCAATATCACGAGTAGTAGTTACTTCCAAGCAAGCGCTAACCATTTCGAAGGGCGACCAGTGTTTTTCTCGGATGAGATATCGTAATAGTCTTTCTGACGTTTCGGTATTGTCTTGGTTGGATGGATTCGAGACACGGGCTGTATACGCAATGATGTCCTGGAGACTTTCATCTTTCTCTCCCTTTGAATAACTAATCAGTTTGACTGTCATTATTTTGTCCTATTCTATCATAAAGGTTTTCACGAACGTCTACGACTTTTTCGCTTTGAATAATGTTTATGATTAGTTCTGTGAGATCTTTTTCCTTTTTTAAAAAGAAAAGCTTTTTTGTAATCTCTTTAAGTTCTTTTTCATAGTACTCGATTTCCTTTTCCTTGCGAAGTCTTTGATCAATCAAGTCTGTAATAAAAAGAATCTTACGATCACTCATGGATTTAAAATACCCATTACATAATTTTCTGCAGCATTCTCTGCATAAATTTCACTGTGCTCATACAAAGGGCGGCTTTCTATTAGCCTTTCATTTTTGTACATATCTACATAAAAACCCATTTCATTGAGCATAACGTTTGCCATTCTGTCAGCAAATTGTTCATCACCCCAATAGGTGCTTATTGTTGGTCCTTTATATTTCATAGCTTAAAATCCGCAAATCTAGACATATCCTGGTGTGATTGAGATTTATCAAAAACAGGTGTGTCATCTGTTAATGTTTGTTCCTGAATATCAACATCATACAATCTCATTTTAGATCGATCAACGCCGATAACAAAACGCTTATGTGCTGTTGGGTCATTATAACGATTTTTCAATTGTTTGACCATCATTTGACCCAAGTTCTCAAGTTCTTCAGTTGAGATAAGAGCGAACATGAGATCCGCCGTAGCTGGTAAGCCGAAAGACTCAGATGTATCTTCCAAACCGACATCCGAATTGCCATAGCCCGACCTCGTCGTTTGAGTCGCCGAGAAAATCGGTACATTAAACTCCACCGCCAGTCCTCTAAGTTCCTCAGCAATCGCCTTAATATATGTATAAGAATTGATCGATCCTCCCATAGCTTTCATTCTCGATGATGCACAGATATTTAAATAATCAATAAAGATAATATCTGGCTCGAACTGACGTTTAAGTTTCAGTTCATTTAATAAAGCACGGAAATGACCAGAATGAGCAGAACCGGTAGGATATTCTTTTACAATCAATTTACCGGTTGTCTTACGACCGATTTCTTCAACCTTTGTCCTAAACATATCACGTGACATATTAGGAAGTTGGTCAATTGCTACGTTCAGAAGGTTTGCATCGATACGTTCTGCAATCCTTTCTTCAGCCATTTCCATAGTTATGTATAATACGTTTCTACCTTCTACCAAAGCACCAGCAGCAACATGACACATGAATAGAGACTTGCCAACGCCAGTACCTGCAAGGGCAATGTTAAGTGTCTTACGAGGTACACCACCCTTTGTAATGCGATTGAAATAGTCGAGATCAAACGGAATACGATCTTCTTCGGTGTGATAGAAATCAAAACGTTCCTCATAATTCTCGACATAATCGTGACCTACATTCGTATCGAATGCAACTCCAAGAGCTTTACTCAATAGGTCAGGAAGAGCACCTTTTGTCAGTGACTCATGTTTGCCATCAATAATTGAAATGGATTCCATAATGGCATTGTAGATTGCTCTATCCTGACACCACTTCTCGGTAGTATCCAATAGCCATTGATCGTCAATTGGTTCTTTCGAAAACAACTGCGGGAGAATATCAACAGCCATTGTATACTGTTCACCGGTAAGTCGATCAGTTTGATCGAGCTCAATCTTAAAAGATTCAGTAGTCGGAAGTTTATTGTACTTACCGACATACTTACCAGCTTCTTTAAATAATATACGATAAACCCCTTCAAAATAATCTGGTTTGATGAAAGGTAATACCTTACGCATATAGTTTTCATCAGTTAAAAGATTTCGAAGAATTGTTTGTTCAAGATTTGTTTGCAAGTTTACCTTCTTCTCTCATTTGTGCACGAATCTTAGTGGCAGAAATATTATGAATCTCTTTACCAAGATCATGCTCTGTGAATGTGTATCCAACACCGCGACCATAACCGATATCAACAATGTTTGGTACTACCATTATAACAAAGTCTTCGTCAAAAGTAAACCCTTCTTTTGCTAATCCTTCAATAATATTTTGTTTGACTGTTTCAATATCAAACGGATTATCATCCTGACCCGGTACACGTGAATTTGCTTCACGTTTTTCCGGCACTTGACGAATCATAATAGCAACCTGACCGGTTATGGCATGACAGCGCTTAAAGAGTTCTGTATGTCCGTCATGCCAAGGTTGCCATCTACCAAGCATTTGAACTGTAGGATTAAGTGGGTCAAAAGACATTATCGTTTCCTATTCATATAATTAGTTACAACTTCTGCAAGTTGTTTGTGAGTGTCCTCAAACCATTTGTTAACATGATAATCGCATTTAATAGGATTTTGAAACATTTTATTTGTATCTTCAAATCTGCCTTCTTTAATAGTATCCATCCATACTGTATAATCTGGATTGAATGCTATTCTTGCTTCTTCTGTTGGGCAAACAAAATCTGCAATTGC